ATCTCTTGAAATGATGTCCGACTCAAAATAAAGTCGAACACCATTTTTTTTATTTATAATACAGAATCATCTATTGGGTTATAAATGGTTATATTATACCCCTTTTTTTTGTAGTCATTAGAGAAGTCAAAGTATTGACCACCGTTTGCGCCAAAGTTGTCTCCAACAATATAAAATGTAGGAATATAGCTTAAACGCATTTGAGCTCTCATACTATCTGTATAAGGTTTAAGTGCCTCTACTAACCATCTATGAAAAGTCTCACCATCTATTGGCTCTGTAGCTTCTAAATAGATATTTTTCACAGCACCAAAGCCTAAATTGCGAATTAAAGTAATAACCTGCTCCTGCTTGTTAGCATCAAATTTCAAATGGAAATGTCTAATGGACCCATCTTCATACCGTGTCATCTCTTTGCTATTATCCGAATTGCGATAATTTACCCATTTCTCGTGAGAAGAGTTGCTATTGACAACTACCGTGTTATTCTTTGCTATCTCAAATTCTCCGGTTAGGTAAATTCTTAATTGACTAATGCAAGAATATAAGAACATATACTGAATGTCAGTCATTCCTCTTAGCGTAAGATTTAATTGGTTGAGGTAAACGTTAGCAAAAACACCCTGTAATAGAGGCTCCACTATACCTTCCGATTGAGCATAGGCTTTAAGTAGTGCTATCCTCGATATTTGCTCTATGAATGGCAGCATTTCTTCAGAAAATTCTATATTCGATGTAAATTTATTTATCGTTTCTACAAATTTTCTACTATGAATAATATCTTTAGGATATTTGAGTAGTTCCTGTGCGGCTAAAGCATTAGATATAACATCGCTGCCAAAGAAACCCTCATACCATGCTTCGGGGTTGTAGTCTTTAATTTTAGACATTGCCTCCGAAAGCTCCTTTATATCTGCTGGTAGTGGTATTTCTTTCTCCACCACACGAAGCTCGGGTAATTGCAATTGCAGCGCATCACCGTTGTCCTCCACAAGTTCTATGTTGGTTGTGGTGGTTAGGTTCTCTTGCCTAATACCATCTTCGGTGTAGTCGGCATCGGGGTGATTTATTACGGCTGAAACAATCAACCTACCTTTGGCAAGTCCGTGATTGTCGAAGAACATTATCAGCCGTTCACCGTCTCGCTTGCAATGGCTATATACGCCTGCTTTGCGCTCTGCTTTGTATACGGTGAAACCTCCCTCTGTCTTTGCCGTTAGCGTAAAGTCTGCATCAGGAAAGTTCTCTGCTACACCATTTCTAACTACTTTCACTTCGAGAGGAAAGTCGCTCTTGTAATTGATGCGAACAACACCGTCTTGGTGTTCTCCGATTTGTCCTAATAATACTGTTTCCATTGTGTTTTTTTTAAAAGCGGCTTGCTGATTCGAGAGAAAAAGCAAGCCTAAGTAAGTAACTAAAACTATGAAAGTAAAAAACCTAAAAAGATTCCTACAACACCGCCACCGAGCCATAGTGCGATGTGTTTCCACTGCCAATGGACATTCTCTTTAATGAGTAGGCGAAACGCTTCCACCATAAAGCTCACAACGGCTACTACTATTAAAGAGTAGACGCATACATTTATGGTTGGTACGTCTGCTTTTGTAGAGCCTATGGTTATAAAGAACGATATAAGTAAGCCTACTAAGGCTAATAAGATGTTACTACTTGTTAATGTTTTCATTTTTATTTTCTTCTTTTTTATTATGAAACTATAAAATATCTGCTTTGTCGCTATCTGCCTTGCCGCTATCTGCCTTGCCGTTGGTACTCTTTAAATACTCGTTTAGGAAAGGTATTTTATCTACCACCTTTAGGGTTAATACGTAGTAGACAAATCCTGCCACTTTCCACATCGTGGTATTCTCAATGAGCATTATACGCCAATTTCTGACGATATTTGTAGCGTAGAACCAAATAGCTACACCACAAAGAGCCTTTACGACGCCTAAAGTTTCCGCACCTGCATGCAAGAAATAGCCTGTAAGAAATATTGATGCTGTCATTACAAAAAAGACAGCACAATGATAAAAGAATACCATTGATTTCTTCAAATCCCATCTTTCGCCATGCTTAAGACCTGCAACCACACCAAATATGTAGTTCAGTGTGAATACTATCAACATAGCGTACATAAAGTCCCTAATAGGAAAGAATAGACTTAGCATACCACTGATGATAGAACAGATAACATATTTGAATTGTTCTAAATAATTCATATCTCCTCCTTTCTTTATATTATTATTGTTAGATATATTAAAGCTAAAGCTATAACCTCACCTAAGTAATAAGGCTTTGGTAATTTCAACAGCACATACGCACCCCAAAATAGCCAAGCAAAAGATACTATAAATGGGTGAAATGTTACCGCCCATAACGTGCCACAAATGAGAGCCGTAAATGCACCGATAGTGTGTATCTTTTCAACCTTGTAAAGTGGTTCACCACCCACTAATACAAGTCCAAAAACGGCAAACAACGCCAAGAATGGGGCAACACCTCCTTTCTCCATCATTACAGGTAACAATATTAGGCTGCTCGTTACCATTGTAGCAGAGAACAGCCAGCGATGCTTGCCCATATAGGCGTAATCACTTACGTAATCTCCTGTGCCGTATAAGGCTACCATAGTAGCTAAATAAGCTACCATAACAAGTGCCGAAATTATAGTTAATACTACCATCACACGTTAGTACTTAAATTCAACTTAGGTGGGTAATTCTTTGTGTGGTCGTACTTTTCGACATCCTCCACTGACGCAAGCTGCTTCACATTAAAGATGTGCGCCTGTGTAACATTATATGCTTGATAAGCATAGTGTCCTACCGCATCGAGCAACTTTAAGGCTAATTGGCTATTTACGACTAATTTAAAGCCGTTAAGCCAAATCTCGCTCTCCGTCTTTCCATTCTCAATGTCCAGCTCAATAGCCCTGCGAGTGCCTATTCTGTCTTCTCTACATATCCAAGCTGACATTCCATTTAAGCTAAAAGAGTTCACCGCCTCGCTGCTGTCGTAAGCCTTGATTTCGGCTACCTTTGCTTCAATAGCTTGCTGCAACTTGTTTTCGGGCACTTCCGCCTTTTCGTAGCCGTGCTCCAATAGCGTTGCTTCTGAAGGGTTAATTATGGCATCGCCATTTACTGTGATATAGTGCCCATTATAGGTCTCGCCTGTTATCTTGTTTATGTATTTTATATACTTTGTCATATTTTCTTTTCTATTATGTTATCAAAATTACCTTTATAATACTGTGAGCAATTCGGCTGCACATATAAGTTGCTTTTTAATCTTGGTTTGAATTGTGGATTATAAGTTACCTTCCCCTTATTTAATAGTATTAAATGTCCTATTGCGTGAGTAATGCTGTCTCCAAAACAAAAAGCACCCAATCGCTCTAATGTTCTCGGTAATGATACTAACAAAGTGTTTTTTGTACTCCTAAACGCTTGACCACCTAATACTTTTAATGTGTCATTGTAACGTACCTTCCCTAATCCATTTTCATAGGTGTGGGAAACAACACTTAATCCAGCTTGCCTGCTAAATTCGCCCATAAGATTTTTATCAGAATTATCCGTTTTTTGCCCATCAGTGGTGATATACCAAAGCTCATTATCTGGTTGTTTGCTGAAATCAATGCCACATATCAACTTATTAGCTATTGCTGCTAAACGTCTTCTATAACTACTCATAGTACCCTCCTTAATTGTTTATCAGTATGGCAACTCCATTTACAACACTGCCTTGATACGTCTTGCCTTTTAGAATGGTTGGCACGACTTCGTCTACCCACTGCACACCCTGCAATTGAAATTCAGTAGCCTTATTTGCTAGCGTTGTAAATTGGAAATCGTACTCCGCACGTATGTTAGGCTCTGTGTTTGGTGCAAGTGAAAGGCTCAAAGTTTCCACCTCTCCCCACACGTGCATCGTGTTAGGTGTTAGGGCAAATGTTGTGTCTGCCGTGCCGTGATTAACGAGCGCAATGCGACCGTCTTCGCCTTTTTCTCCTTTATCGCCCTTGTTTATTCTCTTGGCTGTATCTACTATCTCTTGTATCTTCTGCTTTGCGAAATTCACGACATCTTCACTGCTGCCTGAAAGCTGCACCATATTACCGTCTTTCCACGTATAAGCCTCACCTTTCGTAATATGAAAGAACAATATACCCTCGCTTGGAACGATACCGTTTTCCGTCTCGCTGCCGTATTTTCCTGCACCACTCCAGTTGGCGTAATATCTACCGTCTGAAAGACAAATGAAAGTCTTCTTTATCTTGTCCCAAACGATACTGCCATTTAGGGCTGAGCCTATCGTAACGGTTGCATTTTCTATATAACCGTCAAAAGGTAGTATCACTGCTTCTGTTTTCCCAGTACCTACTTGCTTCCAGTCTTCCACGTTAGAAGAAAGTCTTGCTGTACTGTTATAATACAACATACGTGTACCTGTTTCGTTTATAAAACTTGCAAACAAGCACCTTTTGAACTCGTCAGTAAATAAACTATTGATTTCAGCTACAACGGCTTGCAATTCTCTTTGCTCTCCGTTCGGTGAGCCATCGTATATTTCCAGTAGATACTTGGAATGCTTTGCAAGCATTGAAGCCGTATCATCTTCGCAATGTTGCCATTCTGTCCACTCTTGTTTTTTTACCATACCGCCATTATACGCCTGCTTGATACCGTAGTTCCTCCAATATTTTTTCGGACTACCGTAGCCGTGTCCTTTCGTAAATTTTCCACCATCTAAAGTTAAGCGTGTTTCGAATACTTCCGTTAATACTTGCGCTTGCGCATCTGCAAAGATGCTAAGAACACCCACCGAAAATTCCCTATCCATTACCGTTAATATCGCTTTCTTTCCGCTATTCTTAACGAAATTTATCGCCTCCTGTGGTGTCGTTGGAAAGACGTTAAGGTCATCTAACTTAATTGTTGCCTCGTCTACCCCCTGCTGTATTACATCTGCAACACATTCAAATGCTTTACCAACCCTTTCTGCCGTGTTGCCTCCTACTCGTGTTTCGTTCTTAATGCCAGCTGCTGCCGTTTGTAATTCCTGCAAATTCATTTCTTTAATCTCCTATCGCTTTTATTCTTGTTCTGAAACCTTTTATCTCTTTTACGTTTTCTCCTCTCTTTAAATGTTTCAAATACATTAGCGAACTATTTAAATACTTTTCCGCAACATTCATAACATCGTTATATTGCTGTGTGTTCGCTTTGTCCGTTACGTGTGAAGCATAGCTATCATCGTGCCTCATAAAACCTGTACGTGCCAACATAGCACCGTCTACACGTAACATTTTTGCGTAAACAAAATAAGCTAAAGAAATTTGCAACCCATCGCACCTCTTTAGCTCTCCACATTCGCTCGTATATTCACCGCCGCTAAGTAATATTTGTAACTCGTCTGTAACATTGTGTTTGCAAAGATTTTTAAACATTTCCAAACCAATGGCTGGAATAATACACACATCTTCGCATTCTCGTATGTACTTTAAAATGTCCTCTTCCTCTACGTGTCTTGAAATCGTGCGGGATAACTCTTTGAATTTATCTACATCTAATAAATGCCTATTCTCCATTCTTCTTGTCGTTGTTTTCTGCGCTAATATATTTCATAGGCTTAATGCTAAAATCTCTACTTATCGACTGGTCGTACCAATTGGCAAATATTTTAGTAAAAGTCCTTTCTATAAAGCGTTGTTGTGTCGTTACTTCTCCTGCATAATATTCGTACGCCTGTTTCATTATATCGCCTGAAAAGCCTAATTTTCCAATACGAATAGAATAGAATATTTCCTGATGAAATTGCGAGTAAATACGCTCTACAACACTTGCGTCAGTAACCGAAAATTCCTTGTCAAAATTGCGTGTAGGAAATGGCACGACTTTTGGCTCATCTTCGTCATTCTCTAACTCTACATAAAGTATTTTAGAGCCTTTAGTGTCGCCTTGAAATGCTTTCAAATCATCATCGCTTATCATCTGTCGTTCTTCCTCTCTACCGTTTTCGTCAATGATAGGTGTGCCTTTTTTTGCCACCATCATACACGATATAAGGAAATTGTTGCGAACATTTCGATACTTGATATTACCCAACCCCTCGTCTGTCGAAATCTCCGTTATTACAGCATCGTATATCGGGGTAGGGTATTGGCATTTTCCGTCCATAGATACCCACAGAATTTGCCCGTTGTATTCGTCTATGCCTCCGCAATTCTCTATTTGCTGCATTACAACTTCGGGGTTAGGGTTAAATATTGGAAATTTCTTTATATTTCGTTCTTCTACTAACAGCCTCTTTCCTCCACGTGTTTTGTTTCCTTTCCAATCTTCGTGGACAAAGATTTGCGAGACGTACCCTGCATCGTCTGTTTCCGCCAATCGGCACTGCTCGAAAGGAACAAAATTAATTTCCGTTATTTGTCCCAGCACGTTGTAATTTACGTGTAAAGCAAAGCCTCCAAAGCGTGCAACATCGCCTGTCACTAAATGCAATAAATCGTCCATCAGAACACCGTCTTTATTTACTGCCATTTCCGACAAATATTCGTCATTAAAGCCGTAACCCTCGATAAATTGATGATACCTACCTAAACACAGCTTTGCCGTGCCACTTGCATTTGTTATATCTATCAAATTTTGTGGGTATAAATTATCGCTACCGTACGTCTGCATTTTAAAGCGTAAAGAGTAATTAACATCAATACGCCGTTGAGGCTTTTTCGTTGTTTTTACGTTCATAGAAACTTCGCTTTACACTATTACTCGTTTTTTTATTCCTCGTTCTCTTCTTCGGGTAATTCCTCAAACATTTCTCTTTGTTCTGGAAATGCTTTTAGGTATTCTTCTGCTACTTTATCCGTAAGATTTTCGTTTGAAAATACCTTGCCATTGTAAAAGTTAGGGCAATTAATAATAACCCCTGCTCTTAACTTGAAATTCTTTTCTTCTGCCATTGTTCCTCCGTTTTTTAAGTAATAAGAAATTTCCACCAACGCATCGTGATAACACTGCTGGCACGATGTAGGCGTAAATGTCCTTCCAAATACGTTGTAATATAATTTTTCTACTAACTCTTTGCCAGTAGAATTGAAAGGTATGTTTTCATTTACATACCTTTCTAACTCTTTTACTAAATTCTTTGCTTCTTCTAATGTCATTATCCTGCTGCTGTGCCTAACAGTGTATTATACTGTGTAGCTGTTGTCTTTGCATCTGTGTTAAAATAGAATAGTGCCGACTTTGGCACACTCGTTTCCTGTAAAGTAACGAGCCAACCTCCGTCTGTGTCCTCGCTATACTTTTCATTATCAATAGCACTCGCACGCAAGCCTTGATAATACCCATAAACTTGATATTCTGCCTTGCCTGCTGCTCCTTTGTGGACATTCTTTAATATCAACACAAAGCTACCATTTGCAAGACCGTCTATAATATCTCGAGCAACTTCGGGTCCATTGTCTAACACAGCAATTGGCACTTCGTTCGTAAAGGTGTTACGATACGTACCTGTCGCAAGCGTGGTTTTTACACCTTTGAAAGGCGTTGCACCTTGCTGTGATACCGAATAACCTTTCTTTCCGTTCTTTAAAACAAGCGTCTTGATAATGCTCTTGTTGTCATTATCAAATACTGTTTGCGAAAAATCAATGTCAGCACGGTTGATAATGATACCGTCAGCCTCCATACCTTTTACAATAGGGCTATCGCAATCTACTGCGATGCCCTTTGCTATAATACTATCACATATTCCTGCCATATTTCTTTCTCCTTTCTTTTAGTATGCAGCTTGGAACATATCGTTTTCTAAGATTTGAGTACCGATACGACCAGTTGAGTAGATGTAGTTTCTACGCTCTTTTTTGTCGAACCAAATATCCAAATCAGACACTAAGCCTTCAGCATCTGTACCCACCTGCAATTGGTTGATATTTGCATATACAGCACGATAAGGCTTGTTTAGCTTTGCGCCTGTATTCTCGTACGCACGTATCATTCTATCCCAAATGCCTACACGTGCAATAGTAACACCGTTGTATTGTACCATATCAACGCCTTCAAATACTTTCTCCCACGGCATTATCATCTTGTAACGGTTCTTAACGTCATACGTCAAAGCGTCCGCCAAACCTTTGGTAACTAATATTACCGCTTCGCCATCAGAACTAATACGACTATCTGCGTCCATCAGTAGGTTGTCAATGATGCCACTTGCTACACCATCTTTTAAGATAGCTTTCTTTTGTTCTGCAAAAGATGTTTTAGTATTAGCGTCAATAGCTGTTACTTGTGCTGCGTTCTTCGTTCCTTGCTCAAAGATACGTTTAAACAGACCATCACAAGTGGTAAATAGTTCTGTTCTTGTGTCGGCTGTTAAGTTACCGCCATTTGCTATTACCTTTGCTCCTGTGTCGCCAAACCAACCAAAACGCCATATCATACGCTTCATTTGTCGCTCCAAAGCTGGACGAATAATGTAGCTCATAAACTCGGTATCTGTAAGGTCTGCAACGTCCGTACCCGTCTTCATAGAGTAGTCTGCAATAGTACCCTGCAAACTTTCGTAGCAAATCTTAATAGGTATTTGCCAGTCGCCCAACTCCCAACGCTTTTGAGAATTAGCGATACCCACTTCTTGGTATGTAGGGTCGCAACCGCTACCTTTAACGCCAACATCGTCCATATCGCCATAGAATGCCACTGGGTCGCCATTGCGAACCTTTCTAAGACGTGTGAAACGTTGAAAATCCTCATCTTGGTCGATACTCAATGGTATCAACTCCTTTAAGTCCTCTACGTTTTGAGGGTTTATCTGAATATTTTCAAAAAATTTCTTTCCCATTACTTCTCCTTTCCTTATTTGTTTTTCTTATACTCTCCGTTTCTTCTCGCCTCAATCTCCGCACGCATAGGAGAAATATTTTCCGCTTTCTCCGTTGCGTTAGCACCGCTTTGTTTGCGCCCTGCTGGCTTGTAACTGCTTGAAATCTTCGCTAGTGCCTTTTCTCCTCCTGCTATCTTTACAGCATTGAGAATACGCAACTCGTCTTTTGTCTTTGCTTGCGCTTTTGAGCTTTCTAACTCGCTTTCCAACTCTTCTACCTTTTCTTCCAGTTCTGCGATTTGTTTCTTCAACTCCTCGACTTCGTCCTCTCCGTTTTCGCCTCCCTCGCTACCGTTGCTATCTGTCTTAATATCGGTGATAACACCGTCTTTCACAACGATTGTTTTTCCGTCAGGCATTACAAATTCTCCGTCAGGACTTGCATTGTCGCCAACTTGTGGCTCGCCTTCCTCTCTCTCTACTGTCAATGTCTGACCATCGCTGGTGGACAAATCCATACCTTTTGCAAGCTCTTCAATATTCTTTAGCCCTAACTTTGCCAAAGCTCTGTCCATTAAAGACGCTTTTACTTTAATTTCTTTTTCTTTTCCCATTTGATTATTTTTATTTGTTTTACTACTCTTCATTGCTCCTACTTTCTTTGCTGAAATAGGCGCAATTACTTCTCCTATTAACCCTAATTCTATCGCTTTTGACGTGTCAATGTATTTGTCCTCGTCCATTAACGCCTGCATTTCTTCACGGTCGCACTCGCAACGCTCTACGTAAAGATTAAGCATTTTTTTCTGTTGCTCTCGCAAGTCGTTCGATGCTTTGAGTAAATCATCTGCCGTAACAGCATAATCTAACGACCAAGATGGTATCCACGGGTTGTGCACACAAAGCTGCGCACTCTGATATGCCTTTCTCCTTTCCTTTGGTGCTGCCATCAATACCACCGTTGCCATCGATGCAGCGTTTCCCTCTACGATGCACGTTATTTCCTTGCCTGTTGCACGCAACCTGTCATATATCGCCCAGCCCTCGATACACGAGCCTCCATCGCAATGTAAGCGCACTTCAATAGTGTTGTCATCTTCGGGTATACTTGCGCAAAATTCGTCTACATCTTTAAAGCAAACGCCTGCCGTATCTCCCCAAAAGACACAATCGTTTTTCTCTTTTTCTGTCTGAATGTCGTTGTATATCTTTAATACTGCCATAAGATTAATTCAAAATGATACACAAAGATACTTTATAAATATAAACAAATCATTTATTTTATCTTTTGTTTACTATCATAAAAAGATAGCAAAACAAAAAGTGTCCTATCCTCACGGACAAGACACTAAAACAAAACAAATTTTCAGATATGAAATTAAACTAATTCCTTGTTCATTCTCTTTATAACTCTATATATCGTAGCCTCCCCACACTCGTATTGCGTGCTAAGATAATACACGATATACCCCACCTTATGCCCTTCGTCTTTCAGCCGTACATATTCCTCATATAGCTTTAAATATTTTACGTCCTTTGCCTCTATGCCGTTCTTTTCGAGTACAGCTAATAGGCTCTCCGTTGTCTTAAGTAATTCGTATTGTTTCATATAGTAGCTAACCTTTCTATTGTTTCAACTCTATTATTCGTCTTATTTATCTCCTCCACGCTAACGACTGGACGTGGTGCCATTGCCATACCACGTGCAAAAGCTCTAACAAAAAAGTCCTCGCCCATCTGTTGGCTATTACTACCAACGTTATTTATAATAGGCACGCCACCGCCTATCTGATTGAAAGCCGACAATGCTGGGGCAAACATTCTCGTTGCCGATGCTGTTAGTACACTTTCTCCGTTGGAAAGGTGTGCTGGTATACTGTCGCTTGTATCGCTGCCAGGACCTGTTACCAAACCACCTTTAGCGAACTTTGCCGATTTCACTGTCTTAATAGCCGATGCAATACCTGCCATAACCTGTGTTACTGTTGTAGCTATTGCAATAATATTAGCAGGAAATGGTCCAGCGTTCTGCGCCTGTTTAATACCTGCTGCAATAGCAACACCTGTATTTACGGCAATTTCTCCTAACGCTATTACTTTAGCCATCTTCGCAAGTCCTTTGCTTTGTTCTCCAAAAGCCTCTGCAACTTGACCTAACCCGCCCATCATCTGCGAAATAGCCTGATATTTTGCGCTTTCAACTTCTATTTCCTTTTCGTTTACTGCTTGTTTTGCCTGCTGCGCCTCCCACGCCATTTGTAGCTTCCGTGCGTTAAATTCTTCGATAGTCTCGCCTTCCTTTTGTTGCGCTTCTTCCAACAACGCCTGCTTTTCCTCGTATTGTAAACGCAACACCCCTAATTCGTCCGTACCGTTGCTCTCTATCTGCGTTTCGAGTATCTTCTCTTTGTATCTCTCTTCTATAGCTTTCGTCTGCTCATCTATCAGCCTATTCTTATGCTCTTTGTACGCATCTTCTTCCTCTTTGTAGTATTTCTCCGTTATTGACTTTAACAGCTTTGTTTTGTCCTCTTCATTCATTACCTGCTTGCGTGCCTCCTCTAATTCCAATTGGTAAGCCGTCTGAATGCTCTTAACTTTTAGGTCGTATTCCTCTTTAGAACCTTTTTCGACCGATGCAAGCATATTACTTATATACGTTTCCTCTCTCTTTAACGCCTCCTCTTTTGTCTGCGTGTCAAATTCCGAAAGTTTCTTTGCTTTTAATTTCTCTAAAGCGTCAATCTGTGTATTTAACGCCTGCTTTGCTTTTACAGTTAGTCCTTTTTCTCTTTCTAATTTTCGCTTAACATCTTCTATCTGCCTATCATACTGTACTTCTATAGCTTTTCTTCTTTGCTCTTCTGACTGCTCAACTAACTGCATTAAAAGGTCTTCCGCTTTTCTTATAGCCTCCTCTTCTTTCTTCGCCATTTCCTCTGCTGAAATTCCTTTCTTTCCGCTACTTGCTTTCTTACCTTTCTTTCCTTTGCTCTTCTTTCCTCCTGTAGCTTTTATAGGAGACGAGGCTCTATTTTCTGTGTTCGTTGCGCTTCCTTTTTCCTCTTTTACGTATGCCGATACTTTTATATGTTCAATTTTCTTGTTTTTTAAAGTTTTATTGAAACCGTCTGCGAAATTATTCGCTACCGAACTACCTGTTTTCTTTATGTCAGAAAATCCCTCGTTTAATGTCTTTGTAAAGTTTCCTGTTATTGCCGTTGTAAAGCCTTCCTTAATTTTGCTCCACGAAAACGTTACAAGTCCTTCTACTATTTGCGCAAGTCCTTTCATAGCTCTACCCGCCATTTTTGCAGCATCTATTATAACGTTGAATACGCCTCTTGTAATGCTTCCGAATGACTTTATAAGTGCTATTATTAGCTGTAGTAAACCACGAAATACCGCACTTTCATTGTAAAGGTCTATTATCTTGTTTGTCAAATTTATTATGCCTTTTAGCATACTTATAATGCCCCTCGTTATAAATAGCTTTGCATTGGCTATCATACTACCGAAACCTTTTTGGCTCATATCGAACATAGCCGACATAACTCCGTTTAGCTCCTCGTTTGCCTCTCTTTGCTCGTTTACCTTTTTCCCATACTCTCCAGTAGTATCTTTTAGCTTGTTAAGGTCTATATTCATCGTGTCTAACTGCTCTATCATCTTCAAACCAGCATTAGCACCCTGCTTGCCGAAGACATCTTTAAGCACCGCTCCAGCTTCGAGTGAGTTCTGTGGCACTTCCTTTAACTTTGTACTTATCATCTTGATAACGTCAAATGTAGATTTTGAGCCGCTAACAAGGTCAGCTTCCACTTTTTTAGAACTAATACCGATACCCTCCAATGCCTCCACTGTCTTACTTGACATTTCACGTACCTTCTTACTCGCCATCTGTATTAAGTCCATACCACTGTCGGAGAAGATACCGCTACGTGTCTGCTGTATTACGCCTACCAATTCTTTACCCCCAATACTTGCATCGTGGAACGCTGGTGCGTACTGCTTTATTTTCGCTATCATATCACCGTTAAGGTCTGCACCACTTTGAAAGCCATCGTTAATTATCTGCAACGCTTCCTTTGCGTCATACCCATATTGAGACGTAAGAACATCTACCGCCTCGAGTGTTTCTTTGTAGTCTTTGCCATAAGTGTCTGCTGTAGCTTGTATATCGTTTCGTATAGCCTCCAAGCTATCTCCTGTAATACCTAAAAATTCACGTGTTAAACGTGTACTTTCTTCTATTCCTTTGTTATAATCAAAGAACCATTTAAAAGCAACACCAACACCAGCAATACCAGCAAGAGAAAGAAATACGGGGTTAGTCATAAAACCCATAAGTGTAGTGCCGAACGCTTTTGCACTTGTTATAGCTCCATCGAATATGCCTGCTAAACCTTTTCCTCCTGCACTCATATTCATAATAGAGTTAGCGAACTCGCTATTTATCCCTAAAGCTGACTTAATGCTCGCCTCATAACTACCTACACTTCGTTGAAATCTTTGAGTTTCTTCCTCCGCTGCTTTCAACTCGTCCGCTATCTCATTTATATGCTTCTTCAATTCCTGTCCTTTAGCTCCTTCTCGTTCAGCTTTAGACATAGCATCGTATTTCTTTGTAGCATTACTCAACTCTGCACGCAAAGACCTTAAAGAGCCTTCCTGCTCTCTCTCTACTTTTATATTGTTCTGTACTTCCTTTGAAAGTTCACGGATAGTAGCTTTATGGGACTTCGATTGCTCTTCAATAGATACCATACTCGTTGCGTACTCATCGTATGTAACCTTTCCGTCCTCGTATTTCTGCTTTAGCTCCTCCTGCGCTTTCTTTAATTCGTCTAACTTTTCTTTATAGCGAATTATGCCATATATTGCGTCCTCGTAATTCACCTTGATATTTAATATTTGCTGCTCTTCTGTACTCATATCTCTTAAATATTATAATAAAGTTGTAACATTGTAACTTCTGCTAACCCTGTATCGTCTGCTTTTATCTCCGTAATAGCGAAATAACTACCATATTGCGCTAAGTAAATAGGCTTTGTTTCGTCAAAATTGACAAGTTCTAATTCTCGTATCTTTATAGTTTCCGTAATTAGCTTTACTCTTTGCAAGCTATCAACTATATTTCTATATTTCGTATCTATTATTTCTTGCATATTGATATCAAAGAAAGCCATCGTCTTACCTTTTTCGTCTGCTTTTATTCTCAATATCCTATCCTTGCAAGCCTTATAAGTCGGACCTTTGTCTTTCGTAATGTTTCCTTTTTTGTCCCCAAATTCTACACCGCCAGACAATTCAATATTTTTACTTTCTCCCTCGCCATACATAGGCACGTTATTTCCATCTGTGGCTGCAAATGGAAATTCAAAAGCTACTTTCTCTTTGTCCAACGTGTCATTACTTACTTTTAAATTTCCGTTGTAATTTCCTTTCGTCCTTTCGTCCTCTTTCCACTTATACAAATTGTTTTGCGCATACTCATTAACGTCAAAATCTATGCTTTTAGGCTTATTTTCTGCTCCTTGTGCTATTAGCCTACGTGTCCAGTCTTTTGCCTCTCTCTTGTTTTCCCAAATGGTAGATAGTGGAACGAAATTTACAACTTTATTTTCTGACATCTGCAAAGGAAAAGTACCTGTAACAGCTGCTAAGAATTTCACGAAATCAACTACTTTAATTTTTGGTAGGTTGTAAATAATAGGAAAATAGCCTCCTACTGGCACATCATCTCCTGCTGACATTGTAGCTTTCATATAGCCACCCGTAAAGCGTGCGTTTTTCAAAAAGCCTTGAGTTATCCATTCCACACTAACCGTGCTATCTTTTTTTATTTCGATTTTGCCATATCCTTTATTTTCATAGCTGCACTCACCTTTATACCCCTGTGGTACTGTTACTCTGAAATGCTCCTTATCGTTTCCTATAACATATTCTTCTTCTTCTCCTCCATTTCTTACAACAACCTTTAACCACGCACCGTAAGCAAATGCGTAATCATCACATCTATTATCAGTAGTAACACCATCTTTGCCACCAAACGTACCACCACCAACAAAGCCAATAGGACGTACATCTTCTAAGTCAAACGCCCATTTGCCCCGTATATCGAAAATTATATTAACGTCAGCATTTACCCTAAATTCTTCTATTTGGTCTCCTGAATGAGCCACTAAAATGTCATTTGGTTCGATAACATTTTGCGTTATTGCTCCTATTCTCTTCGTTGGTAATAATTCTGCCTCGTAGCCTCCTTGAAATGTAAGTTCGTTACTCTTTCTCGAAATTAAAGGTATTACAAGCGTATCTATATATTCTTTCGCCTCTCTGCTAAAACGAAAATCTACACCTTTATCTTTCTTTATTTGCTCCAATAGCCACGACACTTTTACTACGGGGTGTAAATTGTACAACGCATCACCATCTTTCTTTTCTATCTTGTATCTTCCGTAACTCTCCGTTTCTATATTGTTTCCTATTCGAGGACTTAACATATTACAACCGCTACTCCATTTGTAATCAACAACTGCCTCGTTATTCCATACGTCATAATTAGCGTAAAAATATCCTTCCGTTTTGCTTTCCTCAAAGCCGATAGGCGTATTAGCTTTGTTATATAATACCTTTGCATCGCTACTTAATTGGTTCAGCGTAGTTCCGTCTTTCAGTAGCTGACTAAAGCTGCCAAATAGTCCCCATAATATAGATATTTCGATACTATTTTCAGATACTTTGAGTACCGTTACTTTGCCTTCTTTTATGACCTCCACGCCATTCCTAAAATAACGTGCCTTGTGCGATGTATAAGCATATCCTTCTTGTGATTGCACCAAGTCTGCGTGTCCTAATATCATTTGGTTACGCACTGTCTTTGGCAATCTTACCGTATAAGTGTTGTTGCTTGCTATCTTTGACACATCACGAAACAAGTTGCTCTTTATCGACATTGTAACCTTTGTGCCTGTATCAATATCTACTAACTTGTTATCTATATATAATCTTTCGTCTATCATAGCTTTTGTATATTAATATCGGGTAATTGAATACTGCAAATAAAATCTTGCAATACCGCTCCTGTCTTTGTATAACTCCCTGCAACTACTGTTACCGATAACCACTTCGCCCCTTCTCCGTCCTTATATCCTGCAAACATATCCACGCACGGTGATGTAGCGATATCAAATAACATATCCCACGTCTCACTATCCACCAATGGCGCACACAACGAAACGGCATCTTCTCTTTTCATCTGCTGCTGTCTCCCTGTATAGCCTTGATATCCGTACGCCTCATCGTATGTTAGTAGGTTATTTCTTACAAACAAATTATCTGTTGTCGTTTTTATTTGTTCTTCTCCTCTCCTAAACAAGTAATAACAATAAAAGCCGTGTCTATTTATCCAACGTAAATATACACCACCATCTACACACGCATCTACTATATTGATACGTAATTTCTTCGTTTGCGTGCCATCAAACCTATACTGAAAAGTCAAATCAAAAGACCTATCAAACGTAACAGCTGTAAACGTTCCTAAACAAACATCTATATCGTAATAATTTTGTGCGTTATCCAACAACGTTAATGGGATATTCCATACTCCTTGTTCGGGTATCTCCACAAAGCTATCCGCAACACCATCTTTAGATAACAGTAGCGAACTATTCCCTGCTGCATATATGCCAAATGTAAATGGATAACCCCTAAACCACGTTAATGTTCGATAATCGTTGTAAATTTCCTTTCCTCCTAATTTCAAAGCACCCCAAATATAATATACATCGAAATTGAAAGCTACACTATTTTGATTATCTTTTATCGCCACAATTTCAAAAGATAACAACATACCCATTTTTGTTTTTTCTTTTTCTTCGTAACCTATCTTTCCAAAAGAGAGAGTATCAAAAAACGTCTGCACGTATTCTTTGATATCTCCATAGCATTTACCGTTGAGACTGTCAAAAAATACTCTTTCTTTCTTATCCTCTCCAGTTATCGTTACGCCTATTCTTTCTAATCTTTCCCCACTTGCAATAAGTAAGCACGTGTTAAAAGCAAACCCCAATTCTTCGGGGTATAGTAACGTTATATTATCTTTCGTCTGCTCTCTCATACATCAACATTGTTTAGTTTAATATTCTTAAATTCGACACGTAACAAGTCCATTATACGTGTTTTTATTCTCTCCTTTATCGCTGGTATAACATTAGAGTAGATGTCAGCCCTACCACCTTTACGATACAACTTCGTTCCCTCTTTTCTTATCTTCCTTGCGATAAGATAAGATAACGCCATATCTCCTCGCTCTTGTGGCGTGTACTTATGAGGTCTATTCGTTTTATATGGTATCGGGGTAGCTACAATTCCTTTGTCCGACATCCATTGCCTTATTATCGCCTGAAAATTCTTCGGTGTCTTTCCTGCTTTGCGTCCTGTTTCCAACACATCAAAAAAAGACCTACCGTATAGAGTAGCCTCGCTTTCGCTTGCTTCAATATGGAGACTTGCTGACGTCCTCCCACTTGCTTTTTGTCCTGCTGCAAAATGCTGCTCTATTATCTGTTTCTTTAGGCTCTCCAATTCTTCGCAAAGGATAACCTTTACCTCGCTACCGTTCATAAGCAAGCCCCTGCAATTTCTTTAACACTCAATTCAACAAATACGCCTGTAAAATAGGAACTCGCACTCTCTAATATCGTGTGGTATCTTATTTTCCCATCTATTGGCTCAAAATATCTGCTTTCATTCATAGCATTAATAAAAGTCCCTGCAGCTTGTTTCATTTGAGTATAGACTTTTTCGTTATCGTCTCCGTTGGCATCTCTAACTACTTTATCTACGAAAGCTATAGCAATATCTACACTATCTTTAACACGTCCACGATTAAAGTCTAAATATCCACCTGCAGGCAAGATACACATAATAGCTGGCAATGTCATTCTATCTGCCATTTCTGCCGCTCCGTTCCAATCCTCAAAGATGTAGCTGTATCTTTTGAATTTGCTTTGCGCTATCTCTCTAATTTTATTCTCAATGCTCATTCCTGTAAACCTCCGCTAATCGTTTTTCAAAATCTCGTTTCTTGTTGTCCATTTCCAAACACTTGTAAACACGACCCCACGTTACCTTTGTTACTTCTTCGTGGTCGGTTATTCCCATACGTAAGGCATACCAATCTATTAAGCCGAATACACCGAATTTTAAATTTTCAATGCCTGCTCTCTCTTCCTCTTTCGTTGGTTTACTCTTTACGCTATCGAATAACTTGTTTATCTTCTGCACCTGTCCAGCTACCCAACCACAAAAGCGGACAACGTCTACTGCTCTTGCATTATCTACCTGCTTTTGTTTCATCTTTAGCAACACACGACATACCGTGTAGAACATTTCACCACCACCTTTGCATTCTGCTATTTGCACCATCTGACCTATCGTCATATCGTCTAGATTTTCAGGCGTTCTTATCTTGCCAATTCTCAAAGGTCGGGTAAGCTCTTCTATACGCAACGTTTCAGTATCTTTACTAAACGCTGCACGTACTATCCATTCTTTAAATTTCGTTTTCTTTTCCATATGCAACTAATCTAAGCTATTATAGTGAGCTCTCGCTCTTCCTCTTCTTTGTACGTTAAGATGTTTCAAAGCAAAATAACGTGTAGCATCTATGGCGTGGTTGAAAGCGTCTATCGGCTCGTTCGTTTCCTTGCCTTCTTTGTCCTTTTTCCACTTATATACACGCAATTCTTCTATTAACCCCACCGACCTACGTGTAACATTCCACTTGTAACGTTGTAATATGTCAATACCCACGCTTATACTGTCCTTACCTTTCACAGTAGGCAATACCCATAAGCCTGCGTTGTTCAGTTCTGCAATGCTTTTTGGTTCTGCGCTATCAGCTATGATACGTGTATTTTTCGTAAGTCCTTTTTCTCTTGCCTTACTTGCTATCATTGGGTTGGTTAATCCAGTGTCGTAAATTAATAAATCCGTCCATAATTCTCCGTGAGCAAGAACACAATGCACTAATGCTGTAGGGTCATTGGTAAACCCAAAGTCTAATCCATAGCCGTTAATTTTCCAACTCTCCTCGTTTGGCAACTCGTCTACGATATGGAAATTAGGAAAGATAACACCAGACAGTTTACCAGTAAGTCCACGTGCATACACTTTCCATAACTCTTTATCTTCTATGCTCTCTATTCTTTCGTGTTCTTCCTTTGTTAAGAACGGGTTGCCCCGATGGTCAGATATTATAAGGCGTACACCTTTTCGTCCTATCAATTCGTTATGTACCCAAAAACGCTCCGATGGGTTATAATCTATATATACTTTCTTTCGTGTACGTATAGAGAGTTGCCAAAATATCTCATAACTTATACCGTTAGCTTCGTTTAGGAATAAATAATCTCTTTTACCGTTCTTTGCGTCTTGTGCATCTTTGTAACTCTTAAATTCAATAATGCTACCATTAGCACCCATCGCAAAGTGTCCGCTTTCGTTGAAAGTAAAAAAGTTTGAAAGCCATTCACTTGCATAGATAATTGTCTTTGCATCACGCAAAGCACCTACTTTTAAGTTTGGTAAGTCTTGCCCTACTACAGTAATAACGCACTTTGCATCAACGATAGCCAAATATATTAATACCTGAACTATCGTGTAAGTCTTTCCTGAACTCGTGCCTCCTTGATTGACATAAATTCGAAAGCCTCTGCTCATGTTAGCCTCAAACAATTGCTTTATTACCTTAAACGGCATCATACCTTTACACGTCTACATCTTCTTCGCTACTGCTGGGTGATACATCAGCATCTACAAAGCCTATTTCTATTTTGCTATCTAATGTACCCATTAACTTTGTTTCGTCTACAGGCTTTTCGCCTCTTATATCCCTAATAGCGTTGAAAGCAGATACATCACCTTTAATAGCTTTCTGATACAATCCTACTACGATAGCCATATCATTAGTACGCATTTCATTCTCCGCAACTCCTAGTTCGTTCAATACCTTGCGCACCTTCTCTGGAGCTGGCAATTCTCCGAAAGCCTCAACCAACTGCCGTAGCTTCTTTTTCTCTCTTCTCGCCTCCACCGAAGCCTTGCCTCCTTTCCTTCCTATCTCTCGTGCTTCTTCCGTGGTTAGCCTTCCTTTTCTTTTTTCAAATTCTTTGTTCATACAAAAACCTCGTCTCTTTCTTCTTTTCTATGTTCCAACCAATAATTAGACCCTGAAAGCCTACATGGCGTTTCGCATAATTTCATATCAACACTATACATAGCTTTCTTTTCTAAAATATCAGAACCAAAAACACTACCTATTATTTCATTCGGTCTGTGGCAGCAAAATAACACGTCTCCGTCTACATTCACACACAGTACTGACCACCCAGCCACACATGTGTTAGGGCGATATTTAAGATGATTAAATTTATACGAAATATTTATCCTCTTATCGTTTATCCTTTCTCCAAGCCATTCTTTAACATCTTCTGCTGTTACTTTACTTTCTTTTCCTTCATACGGTCTAAAATAAATATAATCTATGTTCAAATTCTTTACAACCTCGTAGAATGATATTACGTTTTCTTTATCTATACATACGCATTGTACTCCTACCTTTGTATAGATATTCTCCTTGTTTCTATAGTCGCAATACTCTTTTATATTCTTTAATGTCCTTGTTAATCCGTCCACGCCTCTAAGTTCCTTGTATCTCTCACTATCTCCAGTATCTATAGAAATCTTCATAAATACTGGTCTACATTTGCGCAATACCTGCATATTGGTATTAACGCCGTATGGTATACCCCTTTGCTCTAGATATTCAGTAATCTTCTCGAAGTCTGGGTTTATAGTCGGTTCTCCTCCTCCTGTCAATATAAATGATTGTACACCTAATTCTATTAAACGTTCTGAACATTTAATAAAATCTTCAAATTTCATATACTTACCCGTTTTATGAGCATATCTACAATACGCACATTTTTCATTGCAATAATCTGTAAGGAATATATCCGCCGTAATAGGTTTCTTTACTCCATTAACTCTTTCTATATATCCTTGTAATTTTGACTCTCTTATCATAGTTAATCATTTTTTCCATTTCTCCTGTAATATTTTAGGTGCCGTATGCTCCCATATCACGTTATGATGTATTCTCTTGTGTCTACTATTAAGCATCGTTACAACCACCCCTGAAGGATGTACGACAACAGATGTAAAGCTCTTTATATACGTGCCAGTATCTCTATATACTTCGGTCATTCCTCCTGCTATCGATTGACTGCTCTTTTGCTGTATATTACATTGCGATATACAACAGAAGAGTAACCCACGACTACCTAATCTTGTGTAAGTGTTTACATCGTCGTTAAATCTCCCCTTAAATTCAAAAGGTCTATCCGTTGAGCAAATAAATGTATTCATGGCTTTTCTCTTCATACTTATTTGCTTTAGCATTTGATTACTACTGCCACCTATAAAATCTCCGCCTTGTGCCATCGTTAGGCTCGTTAATGGCGAATTAGCGTAATACCGTAGCATTATTTCAAAAACAACATCAAGTTTTTTTATCTTTGGTGTTTTTGACAAATACTGGCAATCGTTTCCGAATCTCCATCTGAAATCTACGTAATCATCATCGAGTTCCATAAAGTATCTATAGCCAAGTTCTTCTGCAATCTTAAAGCAAGCATTTCGAGCATAAAGAATAGCACGGCGATCACCCCTAACTATTTCGTCGCTCTTTTTCGCCCATTCCTGCTTGTCAAATACATAACAATTGTCCTCTCCGTATCTTCTCTTGTAATCCTCTACCTGCTCATCTTCGTTATCGAGTACAAATACGCAACGACCAGTATACCCCTGCTCACATAGTGAACGATAAGTATACTGATTATCCACTCTTCCGTGTGTCAGAATGAATACAACGAAGTCCTTTTTAAAGTTAATTTTCTTCATACTCTCTCGCATATTCATTCAATAACTCATCTGTCATTCTTACAAATCCTTTTTCAATAGCTTTTTTAAAGTCAATAACAACTAATGCCGAGTTTTCAAATAACGCCTGAATCTCTTTAGGCGCACTGCAATAGTAATCGGCTATCATTCCATAATTAAATTCCGTGTGCCTATAAGCTGCATACGTTAGAAACTCTCTCACCTCGTCTGGTAAATCCGCCTTCTTTATCTCCTCGATTAACTCCTTCGTTTTCGTGTTATCATAGCAATCTAATAAAGCAGGAGAAACCCCCGAAGGCTCATACATTGGAGCTTCTATCTTTCTACTATAAGTATCATCTATCTTCGGGCCGATAGAAATTCCCCAATCTTCAACCTGTAAACCTATCTCTTCCTGTGCTCTCGATAAAGCCTCATCGTCCCAGTCTAGATTGGCTGCCCCAGTAGCATTATCCGCCAGTGCCATTTCTCTTCCTTCTTCGCTATCCAAGTCAATATCACGCCTTCTTACTGCTATTAACTCATCGGGGTTAGAATCAATAACAATAACCTTCTTTATACCCACTTCTTTTGCCAGTTCCTGCGTTTTATTACCGGCAATGATACGATTATTCTTATCTAACAAAATAGAACGTCCTGCACCGAATTTCCTAATTGACTTATCAATCAGTTTTCGACCTTTCTTCGTCCCCTTGTTAAAATTCTTATCATCTTGCTGTAAGGAATCGATATTGGTTTCCGTAATCTTTTTAGTCATAAATTAATATCTTTATAAAATAAATTACTTTACAAAAGTAAACAAAATATTTATAACTTCCAAATATTCAGACGAATAAAAACAAAAAAATAGGAGGCACAGCCTCACAGCTACGCCCCCTAAAAAGTAATAAAAGCTAATCTAAAAATATTTTTATCTCTATAAAATTACATTTGCTTTACTCTTTCCCACACCTCTTTGCCAAACACTTGCCACGTGCCGCCACTGAATTGCACCAGTACAGTGCCTACGGTGGCAATCAGTCTGCCCTCCGTACAGCTACGATACAGCTTAATGTATGGCTTTCCATTTTCGCCCTTGTCTATGCTTTCAACACACGGTAGGCGAAAAATATCGTTAAGGTTTCGCCCATCAAAGGCTATTGCTTGTTTAAACTTCATCTCTTCCTTTCTAATGCTAAGAAATTAATAATTGTGGGTATCAGGCTGATTATCATACCTATAAATGGAAGATAAACGTCTTTGTAATGGTGGTGCGATATTGCACCCATCAAAGTAACTTCCCACATAATGGTTATGAATGTCCATAGCCCAAAGTTCATTCTTGTCCTTTTCATTTCTGTAGTTCTTTTATTAGCGCATCGGCATACTTTACAGCTACCTTTGCCACTTCGTCTGCTTCCATTTGCCACGACTGTGCCATCAGTGTTTGCATATTGGCAATGGCAGCGTTAATTCTTACTTTGTCCCAATCTGTAGACTGACTGTTTACTCTCTCCAGTTCTTCGGGTTTGTGTATCCACACATCGCCCTCGTTGCCCTCGAAATCGAGGTCCACCGTGCCTAACTTAAGGTTATCGAGCGTGGAATATAAGCCTACAACTGTCATTGGAAACCGTGTCCCGATTTCCTGCACACGGTCGCCAATTCTTAGTTCTGTTATGTTCATTCTCCTATTTCTTCGTGGTAGTTTCTTAATGTCTCCTTTACACGTTTAGCAGCCTCTTCGGCTTGCTCTTTGTTTTTAAAGTAGTTGCCCATCTTCCACCTTTCTTTATTAAAGATATGAGAATCTTCTATATCCGAATGACAATCTAAAAGGTGATTTATATAGTAGTATCTTTCGTCAAAAGATGCTCTCCATCGCACTTTCTCTACTCTTTTCTCTTCTGCATTCCACTTTAGTCCTTGCTCTTTCATCTTAGCGAAGAGGAACCGCTTTTCTTCTTCTGTAGCGTGGCGTACATCTTTTTTAAGCCCACAGAAAAACAAGCTACCCTTTGTAGGTACATTAATAACACGGTCAGCCGTATAGCATACATAATAGTTGTTTTTATTATCTTTTTGTTTCAATTCGTCTTCTTTAAATATAAAGACTATCTTATTATCAAACCGTGAGGTTAGCACATCTCCGTCCTTAAACTCTTGTTCCTCTTTCTCGAATATCACGTTCCCGTCCTTAACGATTGCCTTGCAACCATCAGGAATAGCGATTGTATCACCGCATT